ACAAGCGCAATGGCAGGAGGTGGCTTGTCATCCTTGAAGCTGGACATTTCCTAGACATTTTAAGGAGGTCAGACCTTTGCGAGTCTAACGTCATTACCACGGTGGAAGATTACAAGAAAGCTATTGAATCAATTTAATATGTATTTTCAAAAACCAAAAGACACCCCATTTAACATCATCTCCCTTGGGGCGGGAGTTCAGTCCTCCACGATGCTCCTTATGGCTGCACATGGGGAGATTGGCCCGGTTCCTGATGCGGCAGTCTTTGCCGATACGCAGGCCGAGCCTGCAAGCGTCTACAAGTGGTTGGAGTTCCTAGAAAACGCCATGATGCAAGTTCCTAACCCTATCCCCATTTACAGGGTCACAAAAGGGAGTCTGACCGATGAAGCGTTGCGCCCAAGGGTAACGGAGGATGGAAGGAAATACTGCAAAACCCTAATCCCATTCCACACCAAAAATCAGGATGGAAGCAGGGGCATGACCACTAGGACTTGCACCTTTGACTTTAAGATCACCCCTCTTCTCAAGTTTTCCCGTGATTATGCCGGGATCAAGCGTGGGCAAAAGGAAGTCACCGTGACCCAATGGATCGGGATTTCCTGTGACGAGATCCGCCGAATGAAACCAGCGAGGGACAAGTGGGCGCAACATCGTTGGCCTCTGGTTGAAATGGGAATGCACAGATACCATTGCCTTCTATGGATGGAACGGCACGGGTATCCCCTCCCCCCTAGGTCTGCCTGCGTCTATTGCCCATTCCACGGCAATGCAGAGTGGCGCCGGCTCAAGGAGCAGGAACCAAAGGAGTTTGAAAGGGCAGTAAGGTTTGAAAAGGACATTGTCGCTGCCAAGGCAGCGACAGACAACTTCAACTCCACCCCCTTTCTCCACCCATCACTCGTTCCTCTGGATCAAGTGGACTTTTCTACCGATTCAGAACGAGGGCAGGGGGAGCTATGGGGCAACGAATGCGAAGGAATGTGCGGAGTTTAACAATTCAATTATATGCCGAACAGAGTTTTAAGAGATTGGACTGATTCCTATCGCTTCGATGGGTTGTCAGCAGAAGCAGAGTGCCTATTCGTTCGCCTCATCATGAAGGCCGACGACTACGGCAACTTCCACGGGGACGCCCGAATCGTTGACTCCATTTGCTTCCCCCTGGGAACCAAGAGCAATGTCGCCAAGTCGCTCAAGGAATTGGAAGGCAGGGAGCTTGTCGCTTTCTATCACCACGCCGGCAGGAGCTACCTGACAATTACCAACTTCGGGCAGCGCCTTCGACACACCACACGCAAGTTTCCAGACCCCTCCACCTCTGATGGTGTGCAAGTTGGCGGCAATCCGCCGCAATCCGCCGCAACTTGCGGCAACTCGCGGCTAGAAGTAGAAGAGAAGAGAAGAGAAGTAGAAACGAAATCATCATCTGCCGATGATGCAGACGGTTTTGAGAAGTTTTGGGAAGCATACCCAAGGAAAGTCGGAAAGGGAGCCGCACAGAACTCATGGAGGAAAGCCAAGCCACCCCTTGATGCCGTTCTGACTGCCATCAGGAAGGCTAGGCAATCCCAAGATTGGCAGAAGGAGAGAGGTGCTTTCATCCCCCACCCTGCTACATGGCTAAATCAAGCCCGTTGGGAAGACGAAGGCATGGATTACGCCGCACTAGCTGGAAAACGCGATCTAGGCCCATCCTCGACGCCGCACGGGGGCATTGACGAAGCAGACGCATTCGCATGGCGGAGGGAAGTCTACCCCGAATCCCTTGAAGTTCACCCAACAGCCTCAACCTTCCCCTTCTCCAAGTGGCCCGACTCGATACGGGCGGAGTACCGCAACCGCAACAAGCAACCCCAACTCCAAGCAGCATGACGATCATGCCATCAAACAACACGGGTTTTGAAGCAGGCCGGCTTTTCGGAATGTTCCCTGATCGACTCGCCCACCTACATAACTGCGATTCCATCCGAGAACCCAAGCAAGGCATACCGTGGGCGCTGGATAACGGTGTCTTTGGAGCATTCACCTCTGGAAAGCAATGGAGCGAGGAACCCCTCTACCAGTTCCTAGACGCTTATGCGGCTTGGAAGCCACTTTGGGTAGTTGTCCCTGACTCTGTTGGAAACAGGGAGAAAACCCTGGAACTTTGGAATCATCACGCCCCTGCGCTCAAGGCTTTTGGTGTTCCTTTGGCCTTTGCAGCACAGGACGGCATGATCCCAGAGGATGTCCCTTCAGATGCCAGCATAGTTTTTGTTGGAGGCAGCACATCATGGAAGTGGAGATCCCTCCCCATGTGGACAGAGCATTTTCCCCGTGTCCATGTGGGTCGAGTGAACTCCCGCCGATTACTAGAGATGGCAGAACGTAACGGAGCCGAATCTTGTGATGGCACGGGATGGTTCCGAGACCCTAAACGCACCCAAGAACTAGAAGGCTACCTATCATGCACAACGAAACAACCGAACTTGATTTAATAAATTGGGAAAGGGATCACCCGATCACCCATAACCTCATGCAGATTTTGGGAAGGGACATTGTTCGACTCTCAAAAAACCAAACATCAACCATCAAACGCATCGTCGGGAAAATGGAGTCAGACCTAAAGCAGTCCAGAAAAGCCCAAACCAAACTACAAACCCACATCATCCACCACATCGAAAAATGAAAGCAGATAAATACAACCTAACATTCAAACTCTGGAAAGACTTCTCATTTGAAGCGGCTCACCAACTCACCAAGGTGCCGCCGGGACATCAATGCGGAAATCTCCACGGTCACTCTTACAAGGTGAGGGTTCATTGTAAGGGAAAGCTGAACAAAGATCGTGATTGGGTGGTTGATTATGCCGACATCGCTTCTGCGGTTCGCCCTCTCATCGCAGAACTGGATCACTCTTTCCTGAATCACATTCTTGATTGTGAAACTACGGCAGAGAATCTGGCCTATTGGATTGCATGGAAATTACATACCAAGATCCGATCCATGTACGCGGTTGAAGTCTTTGAAACTCCAACAACCTCTGTGATTTACGAGCTATGACCGACACACCCTACACAGACAAACACGCATCTCCCTGGGTGCCAGAGCCGAACACCGATTGGGTGCCGGCTTACATGGTGCGAGAACTTGAGCGCGAGTTCAACGCATCAAAGGCCGAGGTCGAGAGGCTCCGTAATGAGCTTCAGGGGCTAAAACACGCCGCGCAAGCAGTCGTTGACCGATGGGAAACGCCCCTTTGGAAAGACGCAGAACCAACGGCATCCGTAATTTATCGGCTCCGCAACGAGATCCAGAAGCTGAAGGAGGCCAACTAACATTTGGCTTGACGCTAAAAACACAATTAGTAAAATCTTGCACTTAACATGAGCGTGAATAAGCCAAGGTCTCAAGGAAAAGGTGATGGACGTCACGATGATTTCCAAGCCTTTCAAAAGGGCATGGAGGCCATTCAAAAGCGAGATAACCCACTCACAGGCAAGGTCTTCCTCAAGAAAGCAAATAGAACTGTGGTTAAATATCCATGACAAAGCTCAAACCAAGACAGGAGAAGTTTGCCAAGGCACTTGCTACAGGGCTACCTCTTGCAAAGGCCGCAAAACAAGCCGGCTATAATCCTGATCCTGCCCATGCTTGCAGAAGGGCAAAAACTGCCAATGTTTCGCAAAGGGTCGAAGAATTACGCGCCATTGCAGAAGAGAAGCTAGAACTATCGCGTCAGGAGTACCTTAAAACTGCTTGGAGCCGCTACATCGAACTAGCACCCGATCATCCCGTGACCGCCAAGTACGGGGAGATGGTCGCTAAAGCCCAGGGATGGAACGAACCCGACAAGGTAGAGATCAACGGAGGCATGGACATCATCGTTAAAATAGGTGGCAAAGCCCAAAATCATCATTGAACTGGAACCTAGGGATCAGTTCCTAGGCTACCTTGAGCGCAAGGAGAGGTGGGCTTGTCTCGTTGTCCATCGAAGGGGCGGCAAGACCTTTGGCTGCATCCAAGACCTCCTGCACAGGGCATTGACCCATAAGCGTGAAGGGCCGGCGCTTCGCTATGCCTACCTTGCTCCGACCCGTGACCAGACCAAGGACATCGCTTGGGGCTACCTGAAGTCGTTCACGGCACAGATCCCAGAGGTGAAGGTCAACGAGGCCGACCTTCAGATCACCCTACCGAACAAGGCGACGATCCGACTTTACTCTGGGGAAGCATACGAACGTCTCCGAGGCATCTACCTTGATGGAGTCATCATTGACGAGTTTGCCGATATTGATCCGCAGGCATGGTATGCCGTCATCCGCCCCTGCTTGTCTGACTACCAAGGGTGGGCAACCTTCATCGGGACGCCAAAGGGTCGCAATGCCTTCTGGAGACTCTGGAAGGAAGCCACAGGCAATCCCGAATGGTTCACCCTGCAACTCAAGGCAAGCGAGTCAGGTATCTTGGACAGCAAGGAACTCTCTGACATCAAGCGAGGGACGCCGGCTCACATCTACGATCAGGAGTACGAATGCTCTTTTGATGTTGGTCGCCCTGGTGCGATCTACTCCAAGTCACTTGCCGAGGCTAGGAATGAGCGCAGGATCAACAACGATGTCCTCTGGTTCAAGGAGGCTCCCGTCTACACTTCCTTCGATGTAGGCGCCCCTCTCAATCAACGCTGCTGGATATGGCAGATGGTTGGGGATCGGATCAACTTCCTAGAGGCATTGTCAGGAGGTGATGACTGCAAGACGCCGGCAGATTGGGCAGGAAGGCTTACACAGAAGCAATATCGCTACGGGGCGCACTTCATCCCGCACGATGCCGCCCAAGAGAACGGAGGGCTATGGCAGGAAGCTCTCAAGCTCGGAGGTCTAGCCAATGTGGTGCCTGTGCCTCGTCAGATGAGCGTATGGGATGGCATCAATCTCGCCCTTGACGCATTCCCTCGCATCAGCTTCAACGAGGAAGGATGCCGGGATGGGATTGACTCACTCGACGCATACCACAGCAAGGAAGAGCGGGATGGTGTCACGATTCGTTCTGTACCCAATCATGACTGGTCTTCCCATAGTGCAGACTCCTTCTCCCTCGCTCATCAAGCAATCAAGCATGGGCTTGTCGTTGATCGAACAGCTATCGCAAGGCGTCCGAGGCCGATGGGTCGCCCGGATGTCATCATGGGCTTTAGGGGCTAGTCTAATGTTGCCCGTAGAAAAAGCGGTTTTAGTCTACAGCAAGGAACCTTGCGCTAGGTCATTCAAGGAAGACCTAGAGGCCCACCTACTCAACGGCATCGTTCACTCGACTCCCGATTACTTCCTCATGGCTAGGAAGGTTAGGCGTGATTCCGACCATGCCGACATCGTGAATCCCTGGGTTAAACACGCTAACCCTGACTGCTGGTTAGTCTACTTACACGCCGGCAATATGAGACTCGCCTTTGAAGCGGCAGATGTCCAACTTCCTTGGGTAGCTTTCGAGAAAAGAAATCGCCTAAAGTTCTACACATGGGAAGAAATCCATAAAAGAACCGAGCGATTCTTTGCATAATTCCTCTTGCCAAGTTAGTACGCGGATGTTAATTCCGCTTAATGCTTTCCAAGATTGAATCGTTTTTCGATGAATTAGTTTCGGCTCTCACGCCCGAATTGGCACTTGCCGGCGGCATTCCGTTCCCCAAGGAGAAGTACGATAACAAGCCCACCTTGGCGCTCCACAAGGGGGGCGGATCTCCTCCGCCTCCTCCTGCTCCTCCGCAGATCAACATCCCCCCTCCGCCTCCACCTCCACCACCCCCGCCACCACCTCCGACTGCTTCCTCCGCTGACGTAGCGGCACAGCAGCAGTCTGCCCTTCAAAACAACGCCGGTCGGTTTGGGTTCAAGGCTTCCCTGCTCAAGGACGGACAGAAAGCCGAGTCCTCCAACAGCGCCACGGGTAGCGGTTCCCTGCTTGGTTCCTAATCACGCATGGCGAAGACATCCGATGTTGTTGCCGAGTTAGCTGTTCCCAAAAAGGAGAACAGCAAGAGTGAGCTTGCCGCCGGGATCGTCTCCCGTTGGAGCAAGCTAGAGGCTGATCGCAACTACTGGATGTCCATGTGGCAGCAGATTGCGGAGCTAGTGATGCCCCGCAAGAGCTACATCCTGACAACCACGATCACGCCCAACAGCGAACGCGAGGCCCGTCTGTATGACTCCACAGGGGTTAGGGCAAACCAAGTCCTAGCCGCAGGGTGTATGTCCTATATCACGCCGGCGGATAGTCGCTGGTGTTCCTTTGATGCCCCTAGCGAGATTGAGAACGGGGACGGAGTGCAGGAATACTTTGCCGAAGTGACGGAAATCGTCATGGAGACTCTGGCCCGTAGCAACTTCCACCAGGCGATCCATGAATTGTATTTGGATAGGGGTTGCTTCGGCACCGCAGTCCTCTTCGTGGAACCGGGAGAGAAGCTGCCCATCACCTTTACCAACGTCGATGTCGGCACCTTCTGCATCTCCGAGAACTACGAGGGTTATGTGGACACCATGTTCCGCCGGCTTGAGATGACCACCCGCCAGCTTGTCCAGCAGTTCGGCATTGATAACGTCTCCGATGCCGTCCGTAAGTGCTACAACGATGCCAACGGAAAAGGGATGGATGAGAAGTGGCACGTTATCCACGGAGTCTATCCCCGTGAGGAAGGCGCGAGGGACAAGAAGAAGTATGACGGGCCGAACAAGCCCATTGCCTCCTGCTACGTCGAGGAGAAGAGCAAGCACGTTCTCCGCGAGTCTGGCTACGACGAGTTGCCGTTCATGGCTACGAGGTATCTGAAATGGCAGAAGTCGGCCTACGGATGGTCGCCCTCATGGGTCGCCATGCCTGACCTTCGTCAACTCAACTTCCTCCAGAAACAAATGGATGCCTTGGCAGAACTTGCCGCATTCCCACGCATCCTCGCTCCTGACTCTCTGGAATCCTCCATTGATCTCCGAGCCGGCGGAGTGACCTACTTCAACGCCGCAGATCCCAATGCCAAGCCCGTAGAATGGGGAACCACGGGACGCTATGACATCGGTCTTGAGCGTGTCGCGCAGAAGCAGAACGACATCAAGGAAGCCTTCAGCGTTCCCCTCTTCCAAATGTTTAGCGCCGAGGAGTCAGCGGCACCGAATCGCATGACCGCAACAGAAGTCAACGCCCGTAATG